GTATTAAATGAGGTAGAATTGTTTAATGTATTCTGAGTTCCACCGATTGATACTGATTTATCTGTTAAATTAGAAGATATTGTATTAAATGAGGTAGAATTGTTTAATGTATTCTGAGTTCCACCGATTGCTAAAGAACTTAATAATAAAACAGAATTAGTGGAATAAAGTCCTACTGACTTATCTGTTAAATTAGAAGATACTGTATTAAATGAGGTAGAATTGTTTAATGTATTCTGAGTTCCACCAATTGATACTGATTTATTCGAAGCTGTCAAAGAATTAGACAATACACTTATAGAGGACAGAGAAAGTTTATTAGAATTACTCAAAACCGAAAACGAATTATCAATATCTTCGTTTAAACCACCCAACAAAACAGAATTATTTTTTGATATTGAATTTTTTGAATTTATAGATAAAGAATTTGAAGAAATTGTAGAGTTTAATGTATTTATAGATACAGATTTATCTAAAGTATTACTTCCTGTATTTAATAATCCAATACAATTTTTGTCTACAACACCATTATCAAATATTTTAAATTGATTTGCATCTGATTCAGCACTTAATGTAAAAACCCCATTTAGAAAATTAAAAGTTTTTTTATCAGCATCTACAGTTAAACCATCACCATTAAATAAACTAAATTGTTTTGTATTTGAACTTAATGAAATAGCATCGGTTAAGACTGAAAATTCTTTTTTATCGGTATCTATTAAAAGACCTTGGGTTTTTATGTATTGCATATAATAATTTATTTATATTTATTCAAAAAATTGTTCATAAAACACTAAATATAAAATATGAGTAGTTTTATAAAAGTATATAACAATATTAGAAAAGAATTATTGTCTGAACAAGAAAATGTTGAGCAAAATCAAATCCAAACACAACCTATTGAAGGATTGGATGACACACAAGACGATACAGCATCACAAGATCAAGAAAATGCAACAGTCTCTACTAAACTTGATCCAGATGAAGAAATATCAGCACTCAAAGAAGATGAAAAAGGACTTATAGATAAAAATTGGATAGATAAAATAATAAAATTATTAAACTTTTTAGATAAAGAAGATGATAATGTAAAAGACATTATTAGTAAATTATCAGAAGATGTGGATAATATAAAAGGTCAAAAAACAAAAATAGAAGAATTATTAAATTCTATACCGCCAGAAAAAACATCTTGACTTTTATAAGAAAATTCCATAGATTATAACTTCTAATATATGGAAAATTTAAATTTTACAGAAAAAGAACTTTTATACATTACTGAAAGTTTGTTATTCTCGTTAGGTTGTGATGTTTGTGCTAATTGGGACAAAAATGACATAGATAGTCTTTTTGAAATTGCACAAAAAATTAAAAATTCTACTCCAAATTTGAGTTTGAATAATATTTTTATCCACAACCCATTACTCGAAAATGGAAATACATACTTTGATGAGATAACACCAAAAATTATTTTAAACTTTCCAGAAATTTTAAAGGAGGATATTGTATGAAAATAGCTGTTTGTGGTACATCTTGTGTAGGAAAAAGCACTTATATAAAGGATTTTTGTAATGAATGGACTAATTATGAAACTCCATCAAATACATATAGAGATTTGATTAAATCAAAAAACCTAAACCATTCATCCAATGGAGACGAAAACTCTCAAAGAGAAATATTGAACTGCTTAATAGATCAAGCAACACAATTCACGAAAAAAGAAAATGTTATTTTTGATAGATGTGTATTAGACAATATGGCATATACAAGTTGGTTGTTTTTAAAGGATAAAGTATCAGAAAAATTTTTAGATGAAACAAGAGTTTTAGTTAGAGAAACATTAAAACTTTATGATATTATATTTTTTATACCATTAACAAAAGTATCTCCTGTTGAGATGACCGAATCTGAACAGAGGGATAACGATCCGGTTTACAGAGAAGAAATTGATAATATATTTAAAACATTTGTTGCATCCTACCATAAATCCGAGGGAAAAATATTTCCATCCGAGGATTGTCCTGCCGTTATTGAGATTTTTGGTTCTCCGAAAGAAAGAGTACAGATGACTAAACTATACTTAACAGAACAAGGAACTCCCTATGGGGAAAATGAAAGTTTATTAACTGGAATAATTTGAGATAAATAATATTATATTTTATGAAAAAACTTAAATTCGATACATTGTTTGAATCCTTGATGATGTCAGAAGGAACAATATCAAAACAACAAAGATTTGGAAACGTTAATTTTAACGTAGAAAAACTTATAAATAAATTAGAAGATTCTGAATCAGATGACTACAAATCAATAATAGATCCAGCAATAGAACGTTGGAAAGGTCAGGGCTATTTAGGAAACTTGACTACAGATAATATTAAATCTATGTTAGATGAAATAGCAACTCATTTAGAAGAAACTAAAAATGACGGAATTGATTATTTGAGATATTCTGATATAAACTCACTGGTGGATAAAATAACCAGAGAAAGATTTAAAGGAAATAAAGAAGGGATGTCTACTTTAGCTACTAGATGGAGTTCTAAATTACAGGGGTTAATTCAAAAAATGAAAGATACTCATGAACAAAGCTCATCAGAACAAGAAATCTCTGATGAAAGTGATGATGAGTTTTCACCAGAATTTAAAGATAATCCATTTAAAAACGAAGGTATAAAAGAAAAAGTTTTACAGACTGTCCAAGCATCGGATTCTATGTCAAAAGAAGAAATACTTCGCTATCTTATAGGAAGAATGGGTAGAAATGAAATGACAGCTGAAAGTATAGTAGATTCTTTGATTTCTACCGGAGAACTAGTTCAAAATGAAGAAGGAAACTTTGAAGTCAGTAAAGAAACAAAAACAGTAGAAACTTTAGGAACTGTAACAGATGATGATTTTGATATTCCAGAAACAGGTATACCATTTAAAGAAGACGATTTGAGAGACGAAGATGAAGATGTTGATGCTGCTTTTAGAGATGCTATTGAAAGCGACCCATATAAGAACAGAGACTATTAATAATTGACATTACATTAAAAAAATGATAAAAGAGTCTGGTGTGAAAATACCAGACTCTTTTCTTTTAAAGAAATTTTATAATTATAGTCATAATCCAAGTTTTAAAAAGACTGAAGGCGTTTACAACGCAGGATGTCCTGTTTGTAAAGAGGGTAAAAGTTTTGGGAAACGAAAAAGATTGTTTTTTTATCCAAAAACTCAAAGTTTTTATTGTTTTAATTGTTCTAGATCATGGAATGCATTTTCTTGGATATTAGAAGTATCTGATTCATCAGTTGACGAATTAAAAAATGAAATTTTACAAGAATCAACATCAGAAGAGGTTATTTTTACACAAAATATAAAACAAAAATCTGTTAAATATAATGATTTGCCATTAGATAGTATAAATTTACAAGACAACTCTCAAATTTTTTATTATAAAGACAATTTTATACTTAAAAAATGTCTTTCGTATATAAAAGAAAGGAAAATAGATACAGCGATAAACAAATGTGAATCATTTTACATAAGTTTTAAAGATTATATTCACAAAAACCGTTTATGTATACCATTTTTTGATAAAAATAAAGTTTTGTTCTATCAAACAAGATGTTTAGATGGTTCTTCTCCAAAATATTTAAGTAAAAGTGGAGGCGAAAAAAGTTTATTTAACATAAACAATATTGATGAAGAATTTGACTATATCTTCTTAACAGAAGGTCCAATAGACTCTATGTTTATTAAAAATGGCGTTGGTGTAGCTGGATTAAACTTAACAGAATTACAGAAACAACAATTATCAAGATACCCGTTCCATAAAAAAATATGGATTTTAGATAATCCATATGTTGATCAAACTGCTAAAGAGAAAATTAAAGAATTTGTATACAACAAAGAAAATGTTTATATGTGGCCGCTAGGATGTAAGTTTAAAGACTTGAATGAATGGTGCATTAAACAAAATTTGAATGGTATAGATTATAAATTTATTATAAACAACATTTATCCTACAAATTAACCACCACCACTTATTGGTTCTTGATCTCTGAGTTTCTTTGGAGCAAGAATAATAAATGAATTTAAAACTTCTTTTAATTTTTCAATTTCACCAGCAACTCTTGTTATGCCATCAGAGGTTTTTCTGGTTATACCACGAAGAAGTGATCCTGGTTTATCGTTATCTGATAAAATTTTATGTAAACTTTCAGTACTATGAGGATCATTTAAATAAGCAGCAAAGTCATTCAATTTATCTGAAAATTCTTTAATTTTCTTAATGTTTTCTATATGAACTTCAATAGAAACTCCATCTACATCAAATTGCTTTTCAGAAGTTTCCGGTTGTAAAGATTTTTCAAAATCTTTCTTGTTTTTTTCTGGTGTAAAGCTTTCTGGATTTTGTGGTTGTTCATCTTGTTCTTTTAAAATGTTTAAAAGGAATGTTTTAGCAAAAAGATTATTTGACTCAAATAATCCTTTTCCTGAATTTTTTTTAATAATTTTTTCTACTTTTAATTTTGTTTTTGATGAAGTCTTCATTTATATAGAATAATATTTATATTTACTCTTTTTTAATGTAAAAACTTGATTTTTTATTTTTTATAATATAATATATTGAAAACAATGAAAAAAATAATAGCTATTGTTTGTACTTTAAGTAAAACGATTGATGAATTTCAAAACAAACCAATATATAGAACATTAGAAAAACTACACAAATTATATACAGATTCTGAATTTGATGTTAGAATAGTAAAAGATAACAAAAAAGGATTATCAGAAGTATATAACTCATATCTTATAGAAGAATACAAAAATGATATTTTGGTCTTTATGCACGATGACCTTGAAATAAATGATTTGTTTTTAGTTGAAAAACTAAATGAATCTCCTTATGTTGTTACAGGTTTGGCTGGATCAAAAACATGTGATTTGTCAAAAAACAAATTAGCATGGCACTTATGTTGTGACAGAGGTGATATGATGGGTGAGGTTTCTCATAAAAAAGATAATTTTATATGGACATCTGTGTTTGGTCCAACCAGTGGAAGAGTACTGATTATAGATGGATTATTTATTTCTGTGAATGTTTCAGAATTATTAAAAACAGAAGCCAGATTTAATGAAAAATTTAAATTTCACCATTATGATATGGCTTTTTGTTTAAATTGTAATAAACACAAAGTTAAAGTGGGAGTTTTACCAATAAATGTTGTTCATCACGGATTGGGTGATAGTATGATGACACAAGAATGGGAAAACAGTAACATTATATTTAAAGAAGAATACAAACTATGATATATAAACAAAACAAAATAACATTTAATGGCTCATTACTAAAACAAAAATTTGGTTATGATTTCTATGAGAAAGATTACAAACCAAATGGAGTTGTTGTAATATTTAGAGGAGATATGAATATCCAGTTTGATAAAGATTATTTCTTTCATGATTACCCAACATTCAATGATTCTATAAATATATGTTGGGAAATTCCAAATTTAGGACAACTTGGAAATATATGTTTTAAGAAATTATTTTTAAATAAAATTAAAAATAACTTGCAAGATTTAAATGTATATACTAAAGTTGAGTTAAATGAAAATGATTCAATATTCGTTTATCAAGAAAATAAAAAAACAAAAGAAGTAAATTTTTCAATGTTAAAACAACCAGATAATGTTTTCTCGCTAGGATATATTGGATTAAATAACGGAAAACTTTTACTAAATGATAAACAAATAGATGACTTGAGTAAAAAAATAGATGAGTCTTTTTATGAAATCATCAAATCAATTTCTCTAGAACTGGTAAAACCATCATGAGTCAATCTATATTTGATTTAATTAATTGGATTTTAAAAAAACCAAAAACAGGTCTTAATTTACAAGAAAAAAGCTCTACCTACCTATTAAATAGGTGGTTAAGTATGGTTGGTCCAGACCACTCAAATATCGTTAATGAAACGCTAAACAGGTGGTATTATATAAATTCAATATATACAGACAATGAACGTGTAGCAAAATTATACAGAGTAATAATTCCAAAAAATACAAAAAAAATAGATTATATAAAAAAGAATAAAGAAAAGAAACAAAAGAACAATTCGAGTGTATGTTTTGAACATGTACAGAGAGAAATATCAAAAAGAGAAGTAGAACAACAAAAAATAATAGTTGAAGAATTAAATTCATCACATAAATAAAAGTATATATGATACAAAGACCAACAAACCTAGAAGACAGAATCGGTGGAACAGTACAGTTAGAGCAATACCAAGGTCATGCCTTGGAATTAGACGGCTGGAAACTTACAAATGTATTGGATGATATATTAATGGTGCAATACATAGATGTAAATGAAGACGGAACAGAGATTAAAAGAGGGTCTTTATGGGTTCCTATAAATACAGTAAATTTTGTTTGGCGTGTAGGTAAGGTTATTTTAGCTGGACCTAATTGTAAAACAGTTAAAGTTGGTCATCATATTGTATTTCCAAACGACAAAGGAATTCAGGCAGCTAATATAAATGATATTAAAAATATTGTTTTCTTAAGTGAAAGTAGAATTTTTGGTGTATGTGAACCAAAATTCATCGAAAAATGAATAAACTTACTTTGAATGGACTTAAATCTTTGTGTGAAACACATCTAGTTGAATTAAAGTTTATAAGAAGAAATAAAACAATTTCTAATATACCAACAAGAAGAATGTTATGCACAAGAGATATGAGAATTTTGAATTCAGAAATTGGAAAACTGACATTCAACTTCGTAGTTCCTTCAAAGTCAGCACCATATAATACAACTTCAAAAAACCTTTTGACTGTTTTTGATATTATTTTCCAAGATTGGAGAAATATACCAGTGGAAAATACAATGGTTGTTATGGCTGTTCCAACAAATCCACAAAAAACTTTTTGGGAATATTTTGATAAGGTATTGAGGAATATGACCAGAAAACAAAAACAAAATTTTATAATAAAATGAATATTTCATCTTCTTTTTTGGAAAAAACATGCAGTTCTTTGTTACAAAGAACTGTTAATTTTATTATTAAAAACAAAGTAATTAAAAAAGGTAAAATTGAACTATTTGTACAAAGAAATTTTTATTTAGTTTTTCATATTTTAACAGAAAACAATAAAAAAGAAAAGTTTGAAATACCAATACCATATTCATTAGAAAATCACGAAGAAGATGGTTTGATTTATTTTGATTATAGATTTAAAACAATTTCAAAATATTATCCAGAAAGTTTGAATATTTTACAAAAAATATTTGAAAAAAATAAAAAAAATAATAAATTCGGAGATTCTATTTTAATGATAGAAACAATAAAAAATGAATAAAGAGACTTTAATTTGTTATAATTTGTTCAACGCAAATTATTATAATATTCTATTGAATGATTTTAATTTATTACCAGAAGGCCAGATTCCTTTAAATAAAAAACCATCAACTTCTTGTAAGAAGTGTTATGGTAGAGGATATTCAGGAAAAAATACAACAGATTTTACATATATACCATGTTTGTGCTTGAAGAAACAGATAAATGTTGATATCCTCCTACAAAGGAATGCAAACATTTAAAGAACCAACATTTTTAAAATTTTTCCCAAAAGATTCTAAACCAAGACAATCTCAAATTGATGCATTTGAGAAAATAGAAAAAGCATGGAATTCTGGTAAAAAATATATTATAGCCTGTTTACCTACAGGTATAGGTAAAAGTCATATAGCAACATCAATAGCTAGTTCATCAAAAAACATAGATGAACTAAGAAAGGACGACATAAAAAATTATGAGTTATATAGAATGGATTCCAACGGAAATTATGTATATGACCAAAAATATTCCGAATATGAAAATTATGGTTCTTATATATTAACGATAACAAAGTCTTTACAAGACCAATATCAAAACATTTTTAATGATATTCATGTTTTTAAGGGTAAAAACAATTATCAATGTCAGGTAGATTTATCACAAACGGCTGAATTTGCTCCGTGTGTATATTCTAGAAAAGTAAAAGATTCGTGTTTTGATTCTTGTATTTGTCCATATTATGAAGCAAAAAATAAAGCAATATATTTTAATACTTCTATTTTAAATTATAAAAGTTTTTTTAATTTAAGGTCATTTTTACAAAAAAGAGAATATTTTATATGTGACGAGGCAGATGGAATAGAAAATGAATTAGTATCTCATTTTACATTAGAAATAAATTACTCCTTTTTAAAAAGCTGTGGAATTTCTTTCACAAAAATAAAAGAAGATAATATAGAAAAGGTTAGGGTTTGGATTATTGATATTTTTTCTCAAGTAGAAAATGAAATAGACAAATTAAAGAAGAAATCATTAAATTTATCTAAAAAATCTGAAACAGGTGATTTGTATTTACAACAGCTTAATCAAATAAGTAAACTGTCAAAAATTTATTCATCATTAAAAAATACTATAGAAAACTGGTATGAGTGCAATTATTTGATAGAAGAGATGAAGGCTGATAAAATTATTCTTGTTCCCTATAACATAAAACAACTTTTTAATTATATATTCGGATCTTCTGATAAAGTTTTATTAATGTCAGCAACATTAAGCAATCACAGACAATTTGCTAAAACGATGGGTATAGATGAATCTGAGTATGAATACATAGAACTTCAATCCCCATTCGATTCTAAAAAATCTCCAATATATTGTTCAAGTATTTTTAATCTTTCGTATAAAAATAATAACAAAGATCTAGATAAAATTTTAAATGTATGTCAGGAGATATGTAATTCACACAAAGATTACAAAGGATTAATCCATACTCATACCAATGAAATTACTAAAAAATTATATTCTATTTTAAAAGATGATCCAAGATTTCTATTTAAAATAGAAGGCATATCGAATGAAGACATATTAAAACTCCATAAAGAGAATAAAAACTCATCTGTATTAGTTAGTCCATCATTAGATACCGGAATAAGTTTAGATGGAGATTTGGGCAGGTTTCAGATTATTTTGAAAGCACCATTTTTACCATTAAGCTCAAAAAGAATAAAAAGAAAATTTGAATCTGATCCAGATCAATATATGTTTTATATGCTTAATACATTAATACAAATGTCTGGTAGATGCACAAGGTCTAAAGATGATTATTCAATCACCTATATATTAGATGGAAATGCCACAAAAGCCATAAAAAAGTATAAAAACACTTTACCCAAACACTTTTTAAGTAGAATACACTAAATATATAAGTGAAAAGTTGGTCTTATAATAAAGAAATTCAAACCCTTGTTGAACAGTTTGCCGGAGCTTTTAATGATATAATTATTAAAAGATTTGATAAAGATGAAAATTTTAGCAATCAACAAAAGGTTAAATTTGTATATGCTCCAAAACAAAGAGTATTAGAAAGCCTAAGAACACCAGCTCCAGGCGGTTTAACGGTTCCAGCAATAGCTATAAACATAGCATCTCTACAGAGAGACGGAACAAGAACCTTTAATAAAAATAACGGGTTTGAACTTGAGGCAAAATCTTTATATGGAAGAGATTTGGATTTTATAAAATATATAAGACAACCAGTTCCTATTAATATAGGAATAAACATGTCTATAATAACGAAATATCAAACAGACATGGATCAAATTCTATCAAATTTTATTCCATATTGCGACCAATATATTATTATTTCATGGAAAATGCCTGTGGGATACAATAAAGATTATGAGATAAGAACAGAAATACTTTGGTCTGGAACAGTAAATCTAGTTTATCCAACAGACTTACCACCTTCACAATCATTTAGAATAACAGCAGACACATCATTTACAATAAAAGGTTGGCTTTTTAAAAGTACACAATACAATGAAACATACAAGAAAATTTATTATATAAATAGTGATTTTGTAGTAGCAGATGATTCTGACATTAATGGTTGTGGTCTTATAACAGATTTAGACCAATACGAAACATCTACAATCAACATATCAGCAAGACCACATGTTCAATGGGTAAGTCCATTAAATATAACAAAAAATAATATAGAATTTTATTCCAATAACAGAGCGATCTATGTTGTTGGTAAATTTTTATCATTTACCAGAGCAGTATATATAAGCGCATCCAATAGTAGTTTTATGGGATATGAACCACAGTTATTAAGCCCGTTCGCTGGCTTAACAGCATTAGAACCACACTATCCTAGCTTTTATGGATACCCTGTATCATCATTTGAAATTTTGGATGATGAGACACTAACATTTTCTCTTCCATTCTCATCAATAAATACAGGAGGTTCGATAGATGTATTTATTGAAAATGAAGCTGGCTATAGAAGTTTTATAAAAGAATCAACAGAAAAATATTTAACTTATAGTAACGGAGTTTCTTCTTCTCTTTATTCACCAATATCTTTAAGCGGTATAAGATTGGTTTTTTGATCAGTTTTTTCTAACATAGAAACTAAATACCTTACTTTGTTACACAAAGATAATAGTTCCTCTATTAAATTATTTATTCCATTATATGATGATTTTGTGAAATTCTCCATTTCATTACTTTTTATAGTTTTCTCTAAATTTTCTATCATATAGAAAAGATCATCTATTTGACCAATCAAACATTTTGAATCATTATCTTTTTTTAAAACAACTTCTGGAGAATACACAGAAAAAGATATATTTTTACTATTACAAACTCCTATTATTTCTTCCATCAAAGAATCAAATAAATAATCAAATTCTTGATAAAATTTACCAACAAGTTTATGAAAGTTATAATCAGTAGAATACCAATGAAGAATTTTAAGTGAACTTAAAAAGTTACAAAGATATGATGAAAAATTATTTATATTATTTTTTTCTACTTCAATATTTTGTGATATATATGTGTTTATCATTGTTTCTTGTAAATTATTGTTTTAATTATATAATCATCAATTTCAGTAGAAGACTCGCTCAATATTTTATATTCTGGAATAGACTTTTCTTTTTCTTCTAATATTATAACGTCTTTTATAACCTCTTCAGCTTGTATTATTATATTATTATCTTGTTCTTTTTTTTCTTCTTCCAAAATAAAATATTTTTGAAAATCTTCTATTTTTTTATCATAATTTTCAAAAAAAATTTTCCAAAAAGGAATTGGAAAAATATAATTCAGTGATTGTCTTCTTTTATTACAAGCAAGGCATATTTCTTCAGAACCAGTTAATAACTTTGTTAATGGTAAAATAAATTTACTATGAAGTGTACAGGCAATCAAATCACCTAATCCTTCAGAATGTCTATATTGCAGATAAGGGTTTTTGTTCATGTAATTTTTCTATTTCCGGTGATATCGGCCAAACAACTTCAGTAGGAACCCTAAATGTTTTTGTTATATCTCTCAATCTCAATCTGTATTCTTTCCATTTATTTTTTTCTTGATCAGACATACCGACATCATCAAATTGTGTCCAATCAGATTGTTTTAAAAAATAATTTCTTATTTCTCTTATTGTGTTCCATGATATATTATTATTCATAATAGTTTATTATTGTGTTTCTAAAAGCCAAAGGTCTGAATTTATCTGACATGATGACTGAATAGTTTGAGTAAATCTGACACTTAATGTAAAATTACCAGAAGAAGTAGGGATAAATGGAGGTATGAATAAACAAGTATTATTAGTAACACTACTAGGATTATTTGATATAACAAGATTTTGGTTCTCAAATATAGTTACGTTTAACTTGTTTTTTGCAGCAGGCTTCCACACCAAATCAAATAAACAAACAACACTATTTTCTATTGGTGTGTTACCGTTTCTATTACAAGATATTTGTAAAATTCCATAAACGTTTTTTGAATCGTCTTTAAATGTTATCAATTCATTTTTATCTGTTCTAATGTCCAAAGTATTGTTTTTTATGGTAACATTAACCTTTTTATCTGTATTATATACAGCATTTTTTACGATCAAGCCATTATGAATGGTTTTTTTTAAAATATCAAATGAAATTCTCCCCTCTGGTGAAGGATCTTGTTTATCTCTATTAGTTATGAAAAAATCATCCGTAGTTATATTACTTCTTACTGGTAAATCTCCAAAAGTTTTATTAGCCATACGATTATTTATTTAAAAAAACAAAAAAACAAGTTATCCTAAAAGATAAGTATCTCCCTTTTTTGTTGTTAAAATGTCACCAGAATCTGTTAACATAGTTGTAGCAAATTGTTTTATTTGGAAGGAAGTAGGAACGGTTTTTATATATACAGGAGCATCATCCACTGTTTTTTTAGTTGTATTTCCTTTTTGATAAGGTTTTCCTATAGATGCATTTACAAATTCCCAAAAACTTTCTTTTTTTATTTTAGGTATAGAAGAATTGGGTTTTTCAATAAATAGCGTTTTTGTTTTTTTAATATATTTTACAGTTACAATTTTTTCAATATAAGTATCTTTTTTTGTAAATTCGATATTAAATGTAGTATTTGGACTAATTGCTGATAAATTTAAAGTTGATGATTTTATGATTTGAGTATTTTTTAAAGGTTTAATTAAATCTGGTTCTTCCCAATAATCAGTAACGATTTTAGCTGAACCAGTATCATACCCTACTGCATTATATAAAAAGAAAACAACATTCACAATAGTATCATCTTGATAATTTGCTGGTTTATAATTTTTATTTAAAAAAGTTAAAGAAATATTGTTTAATTTTGGATTACTTAAATAACTTTCTAAAAACGTGTCATTTACTTTTTTTATTTTTGAACTAAATTCTTTATTATTAAATGTAATTATATCAGATAATTTTTTTATACTTGGTTTATATCTAGTAACATCTAGTGGTTGATTTGTTTGAGATAATTCTCTTTTTGTTTTTACTGTATAAATTATAATATTATTATTTATTAAATTATTTTTATCAGAAACAAAAATTTTTCCAGAAATAGAATAATTTTTATTGTTAAAATCAATAGACAAATTTTTTGTTGATATATCAACAGTTGTTGGAGCTATTACACTATAATAATCTATCTTATATATATCAACTAAATTTCCATTCAAATAAAAATTTCCAGCTATATCAATTGATATAGAAAAAAGAGAAGAATAGTCAAATAAATTCCAAGAAACAAAATCACCAGAATCATTTCTTTTTACATATATAAGTTCTCTGTTAGTTAATGCATTTTTTGCATCAACTTTATTATCATAAATTTTATTAAGAATCAATGCATCTGCTATTATATTTTTTTGTGTATTTTCATCAGTTGAAGAATTTAAATTACCTAATTCTCCAGCAGAAACCAAAGTACTAATAAAACCATTTGTTGAATTAAATGGATAATTTACAGTAAATTCAAATTTATTCCAATAAGAACTCAATAAAACAACAGTAGTCTCCATTTTTTCAAGAAAGTCGTAATTTATACCATCTATCAAATCATCCAAACTTAACATTAAACTTTCAAAACCATCTAAAAATTTTTGATTTTCAATTTTTTTACGTTGTAATTCACAATTTTCCGAATTAATACTTAAAAAGTTATAGTTTATTTTTGCTAAACCATCACCAACATTATCTTCTAAATTTAAAGGAATTATATTCATTTTTTTTTTATGATTTATCAACTTTCCAAATACAATCTTCTACTATAAATTTTACAAATTCGAAATTAGTTTCACTATATTCATCAAATATCAATGAGGTTTTTGATTTCAAATATCTATTTGTTGTTTTACTAGAAATACCATTATCAGTAAAAACACATTCTATTTCTTCTGTAAAATCACAAGTGACTGAACCCGCACAATTTACACAACCACATCCACGAATACAAACTTGACCAGATCTTTTTGACTCACAACTAACAGTCACATCCTTATTAGCCGTTACGCATGGTACAACTTCACTATTCCCCACTTCGTTCATTTTTCTAATATCTTCTGAACATTTTATATAATAAATAATAGCTTTTTGACCCTCGACATAATTTGGTTTATCTATTTTCTTTGGTTTTATTATATATGTTTTAGTTATCCAATCATGAATTATATTTTCTATATAAGTTGAAGAAAAAGTTTTTGATAAATCACCTCTAAATTTTTCAGGATATATTGTTATTATAGGCTTTACATAATGTTCCCTTTTATTTAAGATATCTTCCCATGTTTCCATATAAACGGGATTTCTTTTTTTCATAAAATCATTTGCAAATTTTAAATTATCAAAATCTAATAAAATAGAACTTTTAAAGTCGTTATATTCATCCAAAGAGTCATTTTGTTTTTCTATTTCTTTTTTTAAAAAATCGAAAGATTTATTCAGTGTTTTAAGTGAATCACCTATGTTTTCACTTTTAAAAAATCGTGGAAGTTCTAATTTTGGCATATGTTATATTTGTTTCCAAGCATTATTATTTATTGATAAGTTTATTTTATTATACCCAATAAAGAATCTATCATTAGGATAAATTATTTCTCTAGAAATTTTTAAATCTCTTCCTTTCCATGTTTTTGGGTCTGCATCAGAGGACCAACCTGCACAAAATCCAGTAACACAATTTTGACTATTATAATAATTAGCAGGACACATTGTAAACATGTTTCCACAACTATCACCGCCCCCCATTCTGTTACATGGTTGAAATCCACCAACATTACAAGGTTTGCAACAAACTTTTGTATTTTTTCCACCAGCCGTGCATTTTTCATTATATGATGCAGTCATTTTATATGTTATGGGTATCTCTATATAAAAATAAATTCTTACTGTTATATTTTTGTATATACCATACTCACTTTCTGGAAATTTACCATTAACCCAAGTTTCTACATTTTTAATAGTATTTAATGTGGCAACAGAATTAACCTTCGTTATTTCTCCTGTTTTGATATCAAAAGTACCCCATTTTTCTATTGGTAGTATGTTTGGATAAAAAATTTCCATAGGAGTAGATATAACCGCCCATATATCTTTATATTGATCATATACCTTTTGAATATTTTCTAATGAAGAACTGAATTGAGAAACAAATGTTAAAAATTTTCTATATTTGTCTTTGTTTTTTTCGTATTTTTGTTTTAATATTTCAAATCTATCAATTTGGTCATCTGTCATTCCTAAATCAGTACTAAAAACATCAAAATTTTGTTTTATAATATCAAAAGATTTATCCAAACAATAATCCTCAGATATTAATATTGCTTTTTGACAAGATGTATTTAAAAGATCAAAGTTCATAACCAGTTTATTTTATTTAAAAATGTATTATAAGGTGATATTGTGTTTATATTGTTTTGTATTGATTCTTCTATTAGTTTTTTTATTCTACCAGATACTTTTAAATTATGTATATTAATATTATAATAATTAGACTTACTACCTGGTAATTGATACTTAAAGAAATGATTTATTTTTTCCACATAATTCCTTTCACCTACAGAAATATTCCAATTTAAATTACCCCTGTTTATAGATTTACTATTTGAAAAATACAATTGTTCTATTTCTGATTGAATGAAACTTTTATTATAAATTCTTAAATCAGAAACTTTTCCAACAAATTTATAACCATCCTCTATACCGACTAAATCATTTAATGAGGTATTTTTTATTGTTGTTGCTCCTAATAATAAAGGAGACATATATTCATAATAAAGTAAACTATTTTTTGAAATATTTTTTTCATTTACTTTTATAGAATCTATATAATAAATAACTTTTCCAGCTAAACCATCAAATACAAAAGAAAAATTATGCCAACCTGGTGGTAATTGAGAAACATCGTAATCTAATGTTAAATTTTCAAACTTTTCTTCTAGGTGATCTGATGTTTTAAGTTTCCAACTTAAAGTTTTTTGAAAAGGATTTGAGTATTTTCTAATATAATCAAATCCAGTAAAATCTCCTTTTGCTGAAAATTTCCAATAAGTTTCAAATCTTATATTTTCATCTTGTATATAAGATCTTAAATCAGTTCTTTTTATTAATTGTCCAGATGTTTGAAAGAAATATAATTTGAAGTTAATTGTATCAACAACACAAATAACATCATACAGTTCTTTCTGAAGTTCTTTACAGTTTTTGTAAAACTCAGAAGCAGATGTTCTTATTATACCTATATGACAATATGGATATGAATCATCAGTCATATTATCTTTATCTACAAAGTCATCCAACAATTTTTTATTAACATCAAATGTATCAGTTGTTGTATTATATTTTATAAGAGTATTATCTTTTGTTATAAACCAAAGATTATTTTCACTATCACATGTTATACTTTGACATTTTCCAATATGTCCTTTTATTTGTTTATCAGAATAATAGTTACTATTCCCACCGATATAATTAGTGCATATATATAAATTTTCTCCAACTATTTCCCATAAATTATCATTATTATCTATTATCGATATATTAGAATCACATTTTACAAGATTACCATTCGATCTAAAATCTATCCTTGGTTTTCTTATAGCTTCTGTTAAAGATACATATTTTCCTAAAGAATTTATTTTTAACATAATTGATTCTTCTGAATCAAAAATAACTAAATTCATATCCTTGTCCAACAAAACCTGATTTATACTTTTTATTGTTTTTTTAATATTACCATCGTCTGTGTTTAATATTGTTCCGTTGCTATCAACTCTATATGCAATAACATTTGAAGTATCTATCAACCAATAACTAAAATCAGGAAGTCTTAAAACCCATTCAAAAAAACAATTTTTTGGATTAACAAATCCTTTAGATGTTAATTGATAAGAATCAGTTAAACCAGACCTATAATTTATATTATAAGATCTTTTTCCTTCATTTTCTATAATTGTTAAAAGAGGTGATATTTGACCACTATCGTTTATTAAACCCCAACCTCCATTGTAATAATTTCCAAAAATTTGCCATCCATATATTTTTGACCAGTTATCAACATTTATCCAAAGAGATACAGTAATCTTTTGAGTTTCTAATAAATCCGAAGTTGAAGGAAATATTATATGGTTAGAACCATATAAAGTATATGACGACTTATCTGATTGTATAGTATCTCGGTTTATTACAATACCATTGTTGGCATATTTAGAGGAATCTTCTGCTTGGTTTGAATTCCATGTGTTTATATGAAGTGTTTTAGATCCGTTTTTTGTTTCTGATGTATAATCTAAATAATTAATAAATTCTCTAGAACTTTTTATACCTTGTCTAAAATACTTGTATCTAGCACCAGGTTCTAAAGAAAGCGTAGATGGGGTATCATATATATATGGCTTAGAAGGATCGAGTCTTTCGTTATATTTAAGATAACCACTAGATAAAGCCTCATTTGTTGTTAGATAAGCAGAATTGTAATATCTATCCATCCATTGTTTTGAACCATTCTGTGAACCCTTTAACCAAGAACAAAGCCATGTTCCAGTTTCTCTAAAAAAAGATACCGGCTGAGATATTTCGGGCAATGTATTTTTGTAACTTACAGATAATCCATAAATCCTGTCAGAAGTTAAAGGATGTTCACCAGCTATTGATCCAGATTCTATTAAATTAGAGGAACTCAAAGGAATTCTTTGTGATGCAGGAGAGTATTGAAACTCAGTTTCCCTATCTGATACAAGAACTAATTTTGTACTATTTGAGGTATATCCCAAATAAATTTCATCATATCCATTTTCTTGATTTGAACCACTATATATCTGCCAATATATTCTTCTTATATAAGGATTATCTTCAGCGAAAAATGGTCCCTTTACATAGTCATAATCAGGATTTTGGTAATTTTTAAGACCATTATAATCAGAAATATACACCGCTTCATCATCAATTATGATAGGGTTTTCTGTTGGAAACATGAAAAGAAAGTTTTGTAAATATGGTTTATTAAATATAGTTGAGTCTTTATACAGAGAATCTATTGGATCTATTGGTTTATTATTATATTCAGCAATTTTACTATCAACAATATAATTTTCGTTAGAATTAATTTTATTATAACAATCTAATTTAAAAATCACTTCATTTGGTATTCTAAAAAACTGGTCTTTGAAAGAAACAGAGGATAAAACTAAATTATTATTAGAATTTAATGATAAACATTTTGATGCATTTGATCCATCTAAAAATAAACATATCTCTCCATTATTATTCAAAAAGTATTCAAATCTCTGTTTGTTTATTGGTGGAGTTGCTTTTGTTGTAAAAAATGTACCATTATCCAATTCGGAATTACATTGTAAAACTTGACCGGATTGATTCTCTATATATAATAAATTATTATCTTCTTCATCTATAGTAAATTTTAAAAAATCAACATCAGACAATTTTTTTCTTTCTGTTTTGTTTAAAATTGTTATGTCTTTTTTATTTACTTTTAAATTTAATGGAGTTATAACAAATCCGTCTTTATTGGATAGTGTAGAGTTTATTACAGTTAAATCTGTTGATTCTTCTGGTTTATTTTTATTTTTAAAAATTTCAGAAGATGATAGTAAATCTGTTAAAAACAGACTTGTTTGGTTATTATTTTTATAATCCATACCTTCTAATAAGAAAGCATGACCATTGAAAGTCATACCATTATTAAAAATATATTTTTGATATATTGTTTCATAATGATTTCCTTGTAACTCAAACTTCAAAGGATACCAATAAAATGCAGATGCGGTGTTATATATAGTAATCATTATAAATCCATATTTATTGTTAATTTTTTCTGAATAATTGATTCGTAATCAACATCCGTTGTGTCTTGAAATGGAAAAAATGCATTTATTGAATTAACACTTAAATCTTGGTCTTTTAGAACATTTATACTAACAAGACCAAATTCATTTTTTGGTCCTCTACATATATGTGAAATATTAAATGTTTTAGTAAATCTGTTATACGACAATTTTAAAGGTTCAACAATAGGTAATAATTTATAATAATCTTTTATATTAAAATTAAAAAAAACTGTGAAGTAATTTTTTACATCTAATATAGATGTATTCATATCAAACTCTTCTACTATATACCCAAGTTTTAATCCGTTTATATTTTGATACTGTTCGATTTTATTTGATACTATATATATTTTCTTATTATTTTCATCAAAATAATAATCAGGAAAAGTTAATCTTCTTGAAGATAGTGATGTAGTAAAGTTATTATCTTGGTTTCTTGGTAAAATCTGATTATTTTCTACCACTATTTGATCAAATATATTTCCTCTAGGTGTTTCAACAAATAAAACATCCTGAATCATATCAAATCTTAAAAAGAAAGTTCCATCCATCAAATCTTGATAAAAAGTTCTTCCAGAAGAATCTTGTTCTGCTAAATCAGATGAAACATTTTTATATTTTAAAAACACTTTAGACAAAGCTTCTTGTGCAGGAAGTATTAAATTGTTAGGTGTTCTTAACCACAATTCTCCTTCCTGTCTATTTTTTTCGTAAAAAGTTAATGAAAAATATTTTCCCATTTCAAATATTTAGTTGATAAGTGTTATAATCCTCTATAAGAATAGCTGATTCTTGTCCTGATTTTGGCCTCCACTCTGCTATTACAGGAAAAACCCACGAAGGGTCTTTTCCCTCAAATATATATAATATTTTATTATCAGGTCCAAATATCTTAGAATTAATAAGATGAAAATTTTTAAAGAATCCAGTTTTAGATCCATCTAGTTTTGGTGCATTTAAAATAACTCTAAATTTATAAACCAGAGGATTCTTTACACCAAACATATAAATTTTAACATTACCATTTATAACTCTTTTAAATGTATCTATTAAATTATATATATGATTTTTTGAAAAATTTCTAGGATCACCTGTTTCTTTTTGTATTGGATATACTAAAGAAGCGGAAGAATTAAAAGACGAAGGTTCTATTTTTTGTGTTTCCGTAACACCATCACCCCAATCATATACTATTTTATAAATTTTTGATTCAAATTTAAATTGACCCTGACCAGTTTCCGTGTCTTGGTTGCTTAATGGTCTTGCATCGAAAGGATTTACAATAAAATTAAGAGGCGCAAATTGATTTATTACAAGTGTTTTATCAGAACTCAATAAATTAAATGTTGTTTCGTAAAATTTTAAATTCATATTATTATCCTAGAGGTGTTTTAACATTTGAACAACATATACTGGTCGCTTCTTCCCATGTTTTTGTTTGTACATAATTTGTTGGAAATTTACTTTCTAATTCTTTGAAAGAAATTGGATTTGTATTACAAATTCTTATGATTGGTTTTTTTATATTATATGTTGACATTGCCTTCCAAGACCAACAAAAAGGTGATTTACACTTTTCTAAATTTCTTCCAATATCACTTTCTGTTGATATAACTTCTATATCCAAAAATGTTTTAAGTTTTAATAATGCATCATAGATTTTTTGAAGTTCTTTATTTATAACCGATGGCGTATGTAGTTCATTTACACCAACAGCTATTTGATTATTCTCTATTTCCTGACCTAAATTTGGTCTTGTATTAGACTTTATTGGATATGCTCTAAAGTAAGAAATTTCTCCTGCTGGAGTAAATTCTTTTGTTAATTCTAATTTTGATTCCAATGAGTTTCTAAAATTTATAATATTTTGACAAATTCTTGACAAAGATCTATTTAAAACAATATCTTGAACCATCTCATCTTTTTTAATTAAAATTTGATTTAAACTCCAATAATTTAAATCTAAACCGTCACCTGTTTTTAATATATCAGTAATTTCTTGACATTTTATAACAGCATTATTATGGGCTAATAATATGTTTCTATTTTTCCCTTTTTTACCTGCAACATACTTAGCATTAGGAATTTCTAAAAAATCCATATATAAACCAAGTGCTGTATATTTAAAAACTGCACCAAATTCTTCCGTTGTAGAGTTCTCTGTTATTATATAGAAGAATTCACCAGCTTCATCGAAAAATATTTTTTTAGGTATTAGGTTTTGTATATTTTGTATATTGAAAGTGGATTTGGGTGTTTTAGATTTATGACTGAAAACATATACATTTTTCTCTGTTAAAACGTATAAAAACCTAGTAACAGGATGAACTGTTATTGAAATGGGGATATCTGTTTTAAAAATACCAGGATTACATGTATAAACCCATTCTAAATTTTCGCTATATACTTTTACACATTGATTATTATAATCTAAAACATAAATCATTTTATTATTATAAATTAATTGTATTGGATTATTAAATGTAAATGGATCTGTTTCATCTCCATATGATCCTATATTTAAAGTAAACGATAATATAGGATTATAAGATTCGTATAAACTATTAGTAGAATCAAAATCCATATCTATTCTATAAACTTTATTTTGAATAGAATCTAATAAAAATATTTTTTTACCATCATCACTTATATCAAATGAAATTATTTCGGTTAACGTATTTGATATTTCATCTTGGTTATCAAAATTTATTCTTTGTATTTTATTAGAATTTTTAAAAATTCTAAACCCTTTATCATCTAAAACAAATATTAAAGATTCGGTTTCTGCTATATCTTTGATATTTAAAAACCCATTATATTGCCTACCTAAAGCCTTCACAATACTTCTACCAGTAAATTGGTCTGGATATTTATAATACTCTGAATTACCTGATTTATTATTGTAATCTAATGTATGCCATCTTATTCCAGATGATAGAAGAGATGCATTTAAACCCAACCACCCATAATATAATGATGGAGTTTTTGTATTTAAAATTCTCGTGTTAGATTTTAAATACTCTAAACATTCATGTAATTTTTTTAAAAAATCATTATATATAGAACTTACACCAAATTCATTAGGATTTATCCTTATTTGATCAAATGTATAAGGAAGTTGTAATATATTCTCACCCAAGAGTCTTATATTTTCTTGATTAAATTTAGGCCATTCTTTGTATACACGAATAGGAAATTCTAGATAATACATTTTTTTTGTATCATTATTATATGTTATTTCATAACTTATATAATAAGTACCTTGCTCAAGGTATTTATATGTAACATTATCTAGAGTAGGACTATTTGGGTCAAGATCTAATATTATTTCACCAGAAACATTCTGTTCTGGATTTTCTCCAGTAAACAATTGAATTTTTTTTATATTATTTAATGTATCAATGTTTGTAGGTACTTCAAATTTAAAAAATATGGATTTACCCACAATCGTATAATATGATGAGATATACAATCTTGGTTGAGAAGAATTTGATCCTGTTCCAATATTCATTTATTATAATTAGTGTAAAATTATAAATAAAGAGGCATTTTATATATAGTTCCATTAACATCAACATCTATCCAAGAAACAGGATTTGTTGTGTTAATAGGTGCGGAAGATTCAAATTTATATTTTATTTTTCCATCTGTATGAATATCTCCTGTTGCAGATATTTGATTAACAAACATATTTTGTGTTGTTATATTATCTGATATTATGTTAGATGTTAAAAATTCAGTTACACTAGCAGAAAGACCATTTAAAATGTTTAAATTTGTAATTGTAGTTATAGCACTAGTGTTTCCTATAAATGTGTCTGTGTTTAATAATGAATCAGTGTTTATATAAACAGAGTTACCTTTAATATATAATTCATTTTCATTATTGCCCAAAAATAAATGACCAGAAAAATCTTCATTATTTATATATGTATTTTTTTCTGTTCCATCATTTTCGTTATTAATTTGTAAGATAACTCCTTCTATTTTTGTAGAAGACTGATCTCCACCTAGATTTATATTTCCACCCGATAATGTTGTGATATTAATATTATTATTAGAATTTAAATTTAAATTAGAACTTTTTATATTAAATAGGAAGTCATCGTTCCCTAAATTTATTACGTCATCAATCAAGTTTATATTTTGAGCCTCAACTATTTGTAATATTTTATATTCAAAACTTGTTATTTGTGGATTTAAACTATTAACTTGTAATGCACTAACAACAACATTATTATTGAATAAAATATCTTGTATTGTTCCTGTTAATGAATCATAATCTGTAAAATTTACATATATATAATCACTAGTTAATAAAGAATTTACAGAAAAAATATTTGAATTTATTTCGGTTTTATTAAAACTATTTCCTATATACACATTACCCACATTTTCGTTTGTATTAATATATGTATTATTAAAACCACCAGAATTTATGTTTATTTCGCCATCTATAAAATTAGCACCACTTATTAAATTTGTTCCTATAATAACATTAGTAGAATTTTCATTTCCGATTGAAATATTATATAAATCTTCTGTGTTTGTATTTAAATAAATATTTCCAGATGAAGAAATTTCTTTTGTGAACAGATACCCATTTATAAAAACCTCTGATTCAGAATTACCTATCACAGTACTAACACCCGAATACAAAGTATTTAAAGTTATATTACCATTTATGTTAATATTTGAAGATGAATTTCCAAAATTTATCAAAGAATAATCTTTAGTACCTAAATTAACAAAGTCATTAACGTATAGATAATTCGTTTGTAAATTATTTGAACTAGCTGTTTCTATAAAAGAATTTGGTGAATATATTATTGAATTTGAACTAATATTTCCATTTACAGTAAATGCTTCATTTGGTTTTATTGTTTTTACTCCGACATTTCCGGCCCTGACAGATTCACCATCAATATGTAAAGATATATCTGTTCCATCATAAAACTGAGCTATAGGGAAATCAAAAGGTTGTTGGACTGTTAAAACAACACCAGAAGCACCGCTTAAAAGCATGGATGAAGTTTTTATTACATCTGTTGATATAAAAAAAACACCACTTAATGCACTTAATGAACCATTTACCAAAACATTTCCATCAACATATAATTTATGTCCGGTATTTTCAAATATTTGACCAACATTTAAAAAATTTTGAATAATAGCTGAATTTGCTACAGTTAAAGAATTTATTGAAGATTCTTGATTTTCTATATCAACATAGTTGAAAACTTCTTTTAATGTAGTTGCTCTTGTTTCAAATCCGGTATTTTCATCTCCTATTACAATCGGAAAAAGATTGCTTGATAGAAGAGGTTGAACTGTTTGGTCTAAATGTCTAATTTCTATTGGTAAAAAATCACTCATATTGTAAGCAAATAATTGTTTGGTGTTGATAATGCATTATAGGTTGAAATTGTTTCTGTTCCTGATGTAATTGTATTTATCTTAGAAATAAGAATTTCATATTCTGGTTTATCTTCATTTCCGATTGCTACTTGATAAACACTACCCCATAAATCTCTTTCACCAGTATATTCTGAAGAACTATAGTTACTGAATGTGTATGGAGTAATTTTGGTAGAAACCAAGGCAGATGCAGTCAATACTAAAGAACCTACCTCATAATCATCAACAGTTAGGGGAGTAAACGCATCACCAACATTTAGTACAAATAAATCTATATACTCATTAGATGTTGCAGGAACAACAGTAGAAACTGTCCAATATAATGAACTTAATTCATAAACAACGCTTGATTCATTAAACTGTATTAAATTTGGTGCATTTACAGGGTCTACTTCTATTATTTGTTTAACTCTTAATGTTCGTTTTTGATCCAAATCAAATTTAGAAACATCTGGATAAAATCTAAACTTAACAGGTTCATAATCATAAAGTCTAGGATTATAATTTACATAATTTCCTACAAGAAAACCTTCATCATCATACTCCCTAAGATGCGTTTTAGCTGTTATTGGGTAGTTGAAAACACTAATTTCTGTTGAACTTAATTCGTTTATTCCATAATATGTCACACCACCACTTGATGGAAAAAATCTATTAAAGGCTGTAACATAAACAGTCATTCCTCCTTCAGTATACATATCAGAATAACAAGGTAGTTTAAAATCATCAATTAAAATATCATTAGCATTCAGAGAATATTGTTCCGGCCCGTCTATTAATTGTTCATCTAAAAAAACTTGCTCTTCGTTTCCCACAGAAAAAATAATTTCAATTGGATCTTCTGGTTTTATATCTATAAGTTGAGTATCGGTTATAATAATATTAAATTCTTGACAAGATAATCTATTACCATATGTTTTTCCGGTTAAAAAGTATTGATATGTAGTATCGTAACCATCTAAAACTGTAACAAATTTTTCAGTTTTCTTTGACCACGATTCTCCTAAAGTATTAGATCTCCATTTAGGAACCCATATATGTTTAGGTATAGTAAAAATATCAGGATATGTTGTAAATTCTAATTCAGTTGTAATAACTATTTTAGCCTTTGTTTCGAAATCATAAAGATTATTCCAATTTAAAATTGATACATTTTCTGCTTTTAATGTTACATCTGTTTCAAAGTATGCTTCCTTTTGAATATTTTGTTCTAATAATTTATACTCAAAAGATGTTGTTTTATTCGTTGTTGTGTAAAAGCTTAATAAATTTGGGTTTGATACAATATTTATGGAACTAAAATTAGTTATATTAGTTTGATTATCAGAAACTATAATATTTTGACCAGACAACCAAAAATCAGCAATATATACAGTATAACTAGAAGTAAACAAATCTCCATCAATTGTTTCCTGAACATCTACAGAAGATGTATATAAATTATATTTATATAAATTATCTATTTCTTGTAGAAAGAAATAATCACTTTCCGAAAATAATGCTGATGTATAAAAAGATGTACTAGTAATAAATAAAGATGTAGCTAATGGAGATAAATTTTCTACAGAAGATATTGATATTAGTGTTGATGTGAGTGCTGTTAATCTATCAAAATTTAAATATGAACAAAGTAAATCTACATCTGTTTGTGTTAAAATTGCAGAAGTTAATCCATTTATATATTCAAGGTTTTTATATTCGTTTTCCTCATAATAATATGAATTTAAATCTTTAAAAAGTATTGGATTGTATGATCCAGATGAATCTGGAACTAATGTTATAGTTTCATTTATATAGTATGATGAATTTAATGCAGAAGCAGGTGAAACTTTTGTTTCAAAAATCCATTTCAAAGAAGATATAGACGTATTTAATGAGTTTAAATTAGATGCATTAAATGCAAAATAATTTGTACCATTTGGTGGCCTTGTAAATGAATTCAAATTATCATTTGTATTTAACAAAGGAACAGTTTCAAAATTTGGATAATATACTGAAATATTTGTACTAAATATTATAGGATTTGGATACGTATTTATTTGTATTGTTTTATTTCCATTATAAATTTCACCTAAATCATATACTTCAACAGAAACATCAAAAGGTATTGATTCTTCTGTTAATGTATAATCCGTTTCTATCAAAAAATAAACACTGCTTATTAAATTTGAGTTTGAAATTGAATTTTCTTCATATATAGGAAATTCAAAAATTTCATTAAAATAAAAAAAGTCTTCTAAACTATTAATTGTTAATTCTGGAGGAACTATTAGAGCAGTTACCGGGGTAATATCTTCTATATTATTATAAGACCATTTCCAGAAAAGATTTGATCCAGAATTAAGGTCATAAATTTTATTTAAAATAGGAACCTTACAATTTATTTTTAATAGTTTTATTTTATTGTTATTATCTATTTCTTCATGATCAATAAATATTTTATTTTCAATATATAAATCAAAATAATTAGCAGGTATTGTTATTGAATTTATATTTTCATATAAAACAGAAGATAAACTAACAATAAATTCTTTATTAGATACTCCTGTTATTTGTATTTGATTTGTATAATCAAATGGATATTTTTCGTTTTTATTTAAAAAACTAAAAGGACCAATATCAACAGGAGTTACATTTTTTATTACAAAATCGTCGGTATTTTCACCTTGTATATTCCAAACTATTTCACTACCTATTAAATTTAAACCAAACCCAGAACTTTCGCTAGTTAATCTTGCTATCGATAAGGTTACACTAGAAATATTTTGATTTAAAATGGTTATATTTGGAAGTAAAAATGAATTTCTTACAAAATAATTAGATCCAACATCAAAAGTTGTTGCCCAATAAGCATCAAAATCACCTACTTTTGTTAAAACAGATGGTTTTATTGTTAAATTAGTACCACCCGAATCTAAGTCATATCTTATTCTTAGATATGTACCTGAAATAGCTGGAACATATGGAGAATTTATTATATCATACTCTTGTATTACTGTACCATTTTCAGTATTAATTTGACTGTCTGAATAGAGAATAAATGCTTTAATTTTATTTTTATTAAAAGTAGTTCTTTTATTTTCTATACTAAATTTAATATAGTCATTATGACCATAATCTTGTAAAGGAAGTTCTATTATATCATAATCAGAATATATACTTGTATATAAATCTATTTCAGCGAAATGTTCTCTAAAATCTTCACTTGTTAGATTATTAATATTTCTAATAACAGTTGATGATAAATAAAAATTTAAATTATTAACATTTTCATAATTAAAAACATTGGACGAATCTTTATAAGAATTTTTAAATGAATAATAGTATGGAGGATATTTAGTGTGCCAACTTACATAATTATTATGAGTTGAAACTAATATAGGCGAATTTAAATTAATAGAAAAAGAAGATGGACTAGATAATGAGCAAACACTTGACATTATTGTTTCATTATCTGATATGAACGGTGCTTCTGCTATATATCGCAAAGAGATAGACGTATTAGGAATTCCTGATATTGGTGTAAACATATAATCAGGATAATTTAAATCCCTTTTTCCGAAATTTTGATAAATGAAAACTCCTGTATCAAAATTTAATATAGAACTTAAAACACAATTCGCAGAATTTTCTAAAGACAAATTACTATCTAAAGATGATTGAAGTAGTTGAAAGGTTAGTGTTTTGTTTATACTATTTTGGTCTAAAATGTATCCACTAATCAAAGAATTATCTGGATAACTTAAAAAATCATCATATTCTTCACCTATCTCTCTAATAGTGTTATCCGTAGAAAAATAATCTATAAATTTTATAAAATAAGATAATCTACAAGTGTCTGGTCTAATTTTACAACCATTTTTCTCTAATAGACTTCTATAAAAAATTGGATTATAATTATCTGTAAATTTTACAATTTGATTGTTTCCTCTGGTTATGTTTCCAGACAAACTATACATTATATTTGTTATGTTAGAAGAACTAAATGATATAAAATTCTGTGGTGTTTTTGAAATAAATTCACTATGTCCTTGTTTTACCTTTTCACTATAAAAAGGATCTATAAATTGAAAATAATCAGAACTTAGTAAAACTGTTGATGTTTTAAGAACATATGATTTATTTCCATTGTCATTTAAAACCTCACAAGACGTTGGATATAAAAACAATTGAGATGGGTATGAAACTAATCCGAAAAAAATATTCTCAGATGTTTGTAACATAATAGATCCTAAAATATTACCATAATTATTTTTTCTAAATGCAGATGGATTCCAAGAAAATGTTAATATGTTAGATGTTAAATCGGCATTTAGTTCATAATCATTTTGAGTATAAACCAAAGGTTTATTAGAACTAAGACCTATTAAATTTGTATTTAATCCAGCGGGATTGAACGTTATTTTTGTATATGTATTATCTTCGCAATAATAAGGAGAAAAAATAGAATGTATAGGAAGCAAAGAATATCTATAATCAACAACATCTCTATCTATAGTAAACAAATATCGTTCATTTGGCCATGTTCCTGATGTTGTTACGATGTATGGATTCATTTATATTACATTATAATTAGTATTATTAACCTTAAATTATACCCAATCCTTTTTGAAGTTCATAATTTATCATTCTCTCAAATATTCCATTAGTAGAATACCAAGTATTTTGATTAGAATTTACTTTAATTGTTGTTTGTGGATTATCCCAATCCACAAAATTTTCTACCCTATATTTCTCATCTAATTTTATAAATTGTTTATATTTAATTGCTGATAATTTATTAACAATAAATGTATGTTTGTTGTAATCTTTAAATTGTTTTATTTCTATTAATTTTTCATCTAATATATATAAATCCGTTATTGGTACAGAAAGAGCAGATGTCTCTATATAATAAAAAGCAGACGATAAGTTTACACTATAAGAAGAGTTAAAATTTAAAATTGTCTTTGTTTTTAAATCTTCAATATGAATTGACCAATCTTTGAAACTTTCTGTAGAAAATTCATTAAATGATGTTATTGCATAATATATACTAGAAACTAAAGGGACTTCTATTTCATTGACAAATAATTCTGCACTATTGCTATTAACTTTACTATAAAATGCAGTTAATTGTTGAGTGTTAAATGCAGATACGAATCTATTATTTGATATAGAATAATCGTCAGATGTTGGTTTATATTCGTAAAATTCATAATCTACTCTCCATTCCTCCGATAACCCTATAGAAGTAGCTAATTGTGTTATAGAATATATACTTTGGTTATCAATAAAGCCTGTACTTATTTTTCTGTATTTTTTATCTAAATTTTTATATCTTAAAACAATAGGAATACCAGCAGTTACTGTATAGGTTAAGCTATCTATTTTCTTTCCCCTATTTGATTGTTTTTCTTTTCCACAATATGAGCATATACCATATCCATACTCATTAGATTTAAATACATCACCACATCTACACTTTACTCCCATTAATTTAAAAGGAGATATGGATGCATAATCAACAATTCTAGATATTCCTTCAGGAAATCTTAATTTGAAACTTTCGTCTTGAAAATCTATTTTAGACATCATATCATATAAATGTTTTATATCACATGTATCTATATCTGAGGTATTATCAACAAAATTTGCTATTTTTGAAAACGTAGATACACCCAAATCATTTGGTTCATATGGATATGACCCAAAAATAGAACCGATAAATCCTTTTTTATTTGTTCTTGTTAATCTGATTTCGTTCAAATCATCGTATGATTTTTTTATTTCGTCATTTAAATAACTTTCTAATTGTTCGTCTTTGCTAGAAGAATTAATAACGTTATTAAGTTCTTTTTCTAATTCTCTTATTTTTCTATTTGCCTCGGAAGAAACTTCAGAAACAATTTCAGCATCATAAAATTTATTATTATATAAAAAAGGACTTTCTTTTAATGATCTCATAAAACTGAAATCATACATATATTTTCCCATATCAAAATCTTCATTTTTTACAAACAATTTATTACTATTTTTATTTGAGAAAAGTATATTTTTACTTGTTCCTGTTACAGATCCTGTGGCGTTAGTTTCAGTTGAGTATGTGTATTTGTAACACCATTTCCACCCATTTAAATCACCGTTTGCTTTTAATGATTTTGAAAAATTTGAATATTTTATATCATAAGGAACTATTATTTGTCCCTCGGAATCTATGTTATATTCTATATTAGTTGGATTTATATAAAAAAACGATTCTTGTTTTAAATTTGAAGTGTTTAAAACATGAACTTTATTCTCAAGAGAATTTAAGACATATATTCTTTCATTTATATTGTAAGTTATACCATCTATTATTGATTTATTTTTGGTATCATTAGTTTTATTGGTTTTTATTTCAAATTCTTTTAATATGGAATATTTAGAAGATATTTTAGTTATTTTACTATAAGAATGATTAAAATATAAATTTCCCATTTTATCTAAAATCATGTGCTTTAGATAAGGATATATTGGAAGTTTTTTAATTAAATTAAAATTTGTTGTGTTCAAAACTTCTATAAAAGAATTATTTGTGTATATATTTTTTAAATTCTTATCAAGATGACCATGATTAATAACGTATATTTTATTTTCAGGTGAAACTAATATATTTCCTAAAAATATATTATTATATTGTTTTACTAATAATTGAGTTTTTAACTTATTATCATACTTTAATAAAACACTTTTTTTGATTTCATTTTTATATATACCACTAATATATAAATTATTATCTTTATCGGTATCTATACAAATAGGTATGATATTATTTAATTTTAATATACCAATTAAATTTCCATTATCATTAAATTTTAAAATTGTTCCAGCATTAGACAACCCAACAAATAAATTTAAATCTCCATCAACAACCAAATTATCAGGAGTATATTTTATTAAATTTGGTATGTCTAAATTTATTGTTTTTAGATCTATTGTTTTGTAAATTTTACCATCAGAAGTTATTCTATAGATTTTATCCAACTCAACATCTGAAACCCAGGCATGATAAGTTGGAAAATTTAAACAAGCAACAGAATGAAGTCCAGTTAAACTTTTTTTGTTATCATAATTACTAGATATATGAGGATATGTTTTTATATCTGTTTTGATATTCCATAATACGACAGTATCCATGTTTGGATTTTTCTTAACACTTCCCTTTATCGGAATTCTATTTTGTGAAAACAAATCATTATAAGAATCTAGTGTATTGTTATAAAAATATTGAGGAGAATCTATGATAGAATTATTAGTAAAAACATATTGTGCAATATTAACTTCACCATTTGTTGGATTTAATAACCATAAAATTGAATTATAATTGTTAGCTTCAAGATTTGGTTTATTAAAAGTAATAGATGCTGATAAATTAATAGTACTAGCATTTTTTTGTTCGTAGGTAGATTTATAATAACCTCCTGTTAAAAAATTATTAGAATCTTTATATTTTATAAAAGGAACTTCTTTCGGTTTTAAAAAAGAACTGACCGGTAAAAAGTTATTAGAAAAAATAAGATTTAAAGGTATTTCTTCTTCCTTAGATATAGGTATATAATGTGCAAACCCACCATTTCTATCTGCTAATTTTATAGATGCTTCTGTATTATGTGGATCTTTTACTTCAGGGTTTAAGTATCCAACACTTGCAATAAAAGGAATATCTGAACCGTCCCATTGAATAGTTGGTATAGGATTAACTCCATTTCTTGTAAATTTTATAGTTTCTGGTTCTCGCCATAATGTTACATAAGGAACATATGTTTGCGCTGTATTATTTGCATGACTAGGATGAGGACCATCAATATTTGTTTTTGCTTGATTATCTATAACATTAGCACTTCTCAAAGTAGCCCATAAAATAGTATATTGTTCATTATTGATAACTTGATCTTGATTATACCAATCATCAACAAAATAAAACTTTGCTCTACCTCTTGTTCCTACTGTTATACCAGCTTTATATTCCTCTGAATATAGAATTGATACACTTCCATCTGTCATGGGAAGTTCTACTTTTATATTCTTTATTTCTTCACCATATTCATTTACTTTAATCGCATCTATATCCTTTATTACTTTTACTTCTTTTATTACGTCTAATGAATTATTTAAAAATCTCCATTCTGGCCTTAGAAAGGAATATTTTGTAGGTACATCAAGAGGGGGAAGAGATCTTGAAAATTGGGCATATAAATCAATATATCTATCATTACTTGTAATAGAATATGTAACTTCCAATTCAAAAGGAAATCTATTTAAATGTCCTGCGTATGTCGGTGGTGGTACTTTTGAAAACCTTATAGAGTCGTTTATATATTCCTCAACAATTATTATTTCAGAATATTCATATTTTATATTTGCATTTGTATATGCAACCATTTCAACTTTAAAAACACCAGCAGAATCAAAAGTAGCTCCTGACACTATTGATTTATTTGACAATACACCATTACCAAAGTTCCATTGGATATACTTTAAATTTGTTGCATCAATACCAAAAATATCAGAATTAGGAGTGAATGTAAATTTTGTTACTCTTGAATAATTTTTATCACTTTCGTTTCTAACTGTTCTTGTTATTAAAAACTTTTTATCAGGAGTTTTTTTTACATTAATGTTTATATATTCAATTTTATTTAAAGATTTATTTCCTTTTTTATAATAAATGGTAGCTTTTACTTTGTATTTTTTTGCTTCTTTAAAAATCTTTGTAGTTGTGATTGTTTTTACATTATTTTGCGTATTATCCCCCCAAACATAATTTACACTTACAAAAACAGATCCATCGGAAAAATTATCAACTGCAAATGTAAATACAGTATCGTTTATAAAACCTTCATTTGGTAGTAATGAATTTGAAGTTACTGTAACCATATAAAATTAAAATTGTGTTGAATCTATAGTTGATGGTTCTTTATAAATTTCTATCTGAGAATTTATATTTGAAAGACCATTAAACACAGGAAATTTGAATTCATCTAAAAATACATTTTGTGTATAAATTTTCCTATCATTTTGTGGATAATAAAAATTCCATGCTAATAAACTAACACCATCTGTATATGAATTTGTTCTTTTGTTATAAGTTTTTATATCTTCAACATCACCAATAGATAATATAGAAGATACTATTTTATTAATATCAATATATTGACCTAATTTGGAATTTTCTGGAGCAAACTGATCTTTAAAAACACCAGCAATTTGATTTATAATCATAGAATCAGAAAGAGTTGATGATCTAGATTTATAAACTCTCAAAACTGTTGGTGATAAATCATCTAATGATATTGAATTTCCTGCTGCTGGTGGTACAAAGAAATCAAACATAATATATACGGGATCAATTGTAACAAGTTCTGTTGTAACAATTTTCCAAGGTTCAAGTCCACTAATCATTAACTCTTTTTGTGGAGGGTTTAAAAACGATTGATTTATTGTTTTTGGAACAGCACAAATATAAAGATTATTAAAATTACAAGCATTTGAAAATTTAACTTGGTTAAATAAAACATTAAATTCTTTATGAGGATTTTTAAGACCTATATCATAAAGATATTTCATATATTTCAATAGATAATCATTATTATTTAATAATTTAACATCCCTCACAAAAGAAGAATAGTTGTTTTTTATATGAGATTCATAGTCTCTTTTTGTTGCTAATCTATATTGAGATCTAAAAGACTGTGGTGCATTTCTTCTTATCTCATCAACAGATTCTTCTTGTTTAAAGTCCGTTGATGGAAAAGCATTATTTATAAAAACACTTCTAAGTTGAGAATTTTCTAAATAATTTGCATTAACAGAATTTGTGTCATTCAAAACATCACCAAATAAAACAGAATTAAACCTAACAGCAAATTGATTTCCCAATCCACCAGATCCTATAGCAACATCTTCTGGATTTATTCTTAAATAATAAATTAAAACCTCATCTCCGGTGTTTAATTTTTTACCATTAATATCATTACCAAATGTTATTTCATATCTTTTATTTTCATTATACCTTATTTCATAAACAGTTTCATTGGCACTGTGAAGGAATAATTCATTTACAGGAGAATATTTAACCCATTGATTGGAATTTCTTTCTTTTACATAAACATCTATACTATAGTGATCAATAAAAATTAATTCATCCAAACTTAAAAACAAACTTTCGTTATCAAATCCTAATGCAGTATAAACAGGATATTCTTCGTATATACCTTGTTTTAATAAAACTTTATCATTTAATTCTGTTATTGTTTCATCTACACCATTATTAAGTTTTGAAAAAAAGGTATCTTTGGTAAAAGAAAAAACACCAGCACCAATATTTAAGTAACTATATCTAGGAATAGTATAATTATTAACTGGAATAGATGAACCAACAGTCATTCTTATAGGAACAACAGAAGCAGTTTTACCTACTGGTTTATAACCCAGTACTTTAACTATCTTGTTCATGTTTTCATAAAGTTGTGCTTCAGAAAACATACTTTCAGATGATGTTTTGTTTAAATAAAATAAAAGATTACCAAAAACAAGACTTATAACATCTATAACAGCAGAAAGATTAGAACCTTGATAGTTTTGGTCAGTAAAAACTTTACCTTTGTTTAATCTATCAATTATTAATGATTTTAAACTTAAAGCATCAAAGTTTAGGTATGTATTTTTGTCAAAATAGATTTCGTTCATATTTATTATTTAGAATCTTGTACGTTGGATTTTAATACTATATCAGTAGATGTTAGTTTATTTAAACTAGGTATTTCATAAAAAAGTGAAATCCTATAAATGTTTTCATCAAATAAAACATTAACAAGAACTTTTGTTATATTTATTCTTCGTTCTAAAATAGATAATCTATTTAATATATATCTACCAATATAATCACCATTTGTTTCACTCATAGGTTCAAATAAGAATGTTTCAAGATTCATTCCAAAATTTGGATCAAGAACTTTCTCATTTGGTTTTGTATAAATACAATTAAATATTGAATTTGCTATCGCATTCTCATCAAAAGAAATTTTAATATCATTAGATACACCTGACTTTAATTTAGTTCCAACAGCAACAGACATTTTTAAATCTAAATGTAAATCGGTATAAGTACTATTATCATAAGTATCTTCAGATACTTTTGTTTGCTGTGTATTAACCTGTTTTGGTTTTATTAGATTATCTAAACGAACTGTAGCCATACTAGGATAAATATACTTATAGAAAAATTAAATATTATGGCAAAATATAATTCATTCGACGTCATTTATGAAAAAGCATTCGCAAAATATGCTAACGGTGGCGCATTCAGAGAAAACACACCAGTAAAAATAAAAGACGCTTATTTTAATAGCGATTATTTTAAAGAAAGATATTCCGGAGATAATGGATTTACTGACTGGTTAAAAAATATGATTAAACAGGGAATATTCTTTTTTATTCATAAAATAAATGCTAGTGATACAACTGGTGACGCTAAAGATGCAGTAGATTATTCTGGTTCAGAACATTTGTATTTAACAATTAAAACAGATCCAAGATGTCCTGCTTATTCTACCGAATATAATGAGTTCGATATGCCAGCAAATTTTAAATATCTAGAAGTTTTAGACTTTGGTCCAAATCTTCCACCGGTTCAAGGAGTTCCTAATAAGTACGATAAACCTTTTACAGATCATACACCACAGGAAGCACCTGATTTTATGAACCTTGGTAATAGACCAAAAGATCATTCTCTTACTGTAAAAAATATAAAGATAAAGAATTAATCTTTTAAAGTATTTTCTATTGAGTAGACACAACAATAGAAATTAATTTCGTGATCTATTACGAAATTATCTTTATACATATATTCACCAATATCTAACAAAATCATCTTTTTGATTTTTTCTGATAAATCTGATTCATAAAACATTTCAAAGAGAGATTTTAAAAGAGATTGATAATTTGAATTGAAAAGATTTTCAGATTCAATAATATACTTTCTTATCTTCAAGGAAGATTCTTTTTCAATTATCTTTTTATAAACAAAATTGGCAAAATCCAATACTTCATCATTTTGTGAAATGACAAGGTTTCCTGATATAGAGAACTTTTGTAAGTCATTGATTGTCTTTCTTATATCAGGAAACCTAGAAGATACAAAATTAGTTATTTTTTTCTTCTCATCATCACTTATTTGAATTTTTTCTCTTACAAGTATTGATACACACCTTTTAACAATATCATCTATATTGGATTTTAATTCAAACATTAAGCACCTAGACTTAATAGGTTCAATAATCTTATTGATATAATTAGCAGTTAATATAAAACGTGTTGAGTTATGAAATTCTTCCATAACATTACGAAGAGTTTTCTGAGCATCCAATGTCATTCCACAAAACTCATCAAGAATAATAACCTTTTTTCTTCCATCAAAAGATCTGACCTGTGAAAAGGACATTACTTTACCACGAATAGTATCTATTCCATTTTCGTCACTCGCATTAATATAAAGATACTGACAATTTAATACATCATTAACAATAATTTTTGCTAAAGTGGTTTTTCCTGTACCAGAATCACCATAAAACAAAAGGTTAGGAATATCCTCTATTAACGAAAGAAAATATTTCTTATTATCATCGTCCAAAATAAGATCATCTAATTTTTTGGGTCTGTACTTTTCTATCCAGAGGTCGTTGTAATGAGATATTTTCATTGTTTTTTAATGATACTATATTATTATTTGAATGTCCATCAAAAATGGAAAAAAAATCAAAGGTAAGTAAGTATATATAATTCATAAACATGGATAATTCAAACGAAATAGATTCTATTATAGATCAGTTGAAGAATGATTCTGTTCAAAATTCAACAAATCCTAAAAAGAAAACACAACCAACAGGTTTAACAGATGACAATGTAAACGATTATGTTTATAATAAAACAGCAGAAGTAATTGAGTCTGGTCTTGATGCTATAAACAACTTAAAAGACTCTGTAATGACTGGACAAGACCCAAAGGAGATTTCGGCACTTGCACAGCTTATAGGGGCAACAACGAAAGCAATTGATGGCTTGAACAAGATAAATCTACAAATTAAGCAACACAAAAACAATATAGAGGTAGCCAAACTTGAATCAGAAGGAATGAAGAACATCCAAGCATCTACAACTAACGTTCTTGCTATTGCAACAAGAGAAGAAGTTATGAAGAAACTTTTTGATAAAGGTTCAAGAACAGAAAAAATTGAACTTATAGAAGATTCTGTGATCGAGGATTAAGAAATTAATACCCTTTACCCATACCTCTATAAAGTTTAGAAAATCTTTCATCAGTAGATGGATATTTTTGCTTAAAAGATTTGAATGCATCATCATGGTTAACCATCTGTTTAATCTCAGTAATGGTTTTCCCGATAAATTGTCTATCACCATATTTAAATCCTGTTGGTGGAGGAGTTGGTTGACCTAACATGGTTCCACCACCTTTTTGAAAGGGTGGAGTTTTTAGGGGAACATTATCTTCTTTTTCTTTCAATGTAGAATATTTTTGAGATTCTATTGGATCAATAGTTACTAATGATCTAAACGGTTCTGTTTCTATTCTAAAACCACCTGGCTCATCCTCGTCTTCTACTTTTACGTTTCCAAAAAAGAAAATTACAGATTTGTCTCTGGATTCAAGACCAGCAATTTGACTCCTCGATGTCTCGCTATCGGTTGAAATATCTGTTTTTGATTTTGGTTTGTAATATTTTACAATTTTTGGTTTAATGAAGTTTCTTTTTGCGACCTCATCCATGTTATAAAAATCCTGTTCTGTAATTCCGAATTGTTCTGGATTTTGAATAATATCAAGTTTTGTTAAAAGAAATGCAATATTAAAATAAAGACCATGCCATTGTTGAAGATTTTGAATAAATTGTTTAGCAATATTTGGTCGTAACTTAGCTTCACTTATCTTCTGTGTATTATAATATTTAAATTGAAGTATATTATTCTCCTTAACCTGATCAAACGAATGATATGGAGAATATGTTGCACTTATAAGACCTTCTACTAACTTTCTTTTTGTTTTTTTGAGTTCTTGATCAGGTAAATTATTAATTAAATTGAATAAATTAATAGCCTTATCAACATCATCATTTCCAGATAAAATCGATTTAGATAATTCAGAAAACACTGCCTTGTCTTTTCCACCAGCAAATACTGCTTTTGCTTTTTTGATAGCATCTTTCTGTGTTATTGATGCTCTTTTAATTCCAGTTTGATCTACATCAGCCATCTTTGTTTTAAGACGACTTCTTGCCATTTCATTTACCAAATCTTTATAATAATCATTAAACAAATTCATATTATATATTTACCAAATTACCAGTACAGGTTGTGATATAAGGCTTCATCAAGAAACCCTTCTTGTTTCAAATAATCTTTAAGAGAACTCAATAAAGACACATCAACAGCACCATTAGAAACCATTTTTATACTAAAATCTTGAAATGTATCGTTATCTATCGTCACCTTAAAATCAATTCCTTTATACGTTAATTCAACTTTATATGGCCCTTTTGGATTTTTAATTTTTTGAATTGATTTTTTATTCATTTAGCATATTTTAAAATTAAAATACTGTATTGTCAAGTGAAAGATTTTTCTTGAAATTACGATACAGGTAATATAATTATAAGATATGGAAACTATTAAAAATTGTGCTTGTGGGTGTGGAGAAATATTAAAGAACCCAAAAAATAAATATGTAGTGGGTCATTCAAATAGAGATCCAGAGGTAAAGGCTAAAAAAGAAAAAGCTTATTTGGAAAAATATGGGGTAACAAATCCTAGCAAATCCAAAGATATTAAAACTAAAAAAGAAGAAACCAATTTAAAAAAATTTGGAACAAAATATGCAGCACAGAGCATAGATGTAAAAAACAAATTAAAAGAAAAATGGTTAGAAAAGTATGGAGTAGATAATCCATCCAAATTATCTCATATTAAATCTATAATATCAGAGAAAGTAAGGGCAACAAGAGAACAAGTTAGAGAAAAATCACAAAGGAATTTTTATAAAACTATTTTAAATAGATTAAAAGAGGAAGGTAAAATGGGAACATTAGAACCATTGTTTAATCTAGATGATTATCAAGGAAGACTTCTTAAATATCCATTTAAATGCAATGTTTGTTCTACTATTTCAGAAACTAATTTAAGATTATCTAATGAATCATTAAGATGTTTTACTTGCAATCCAAAAATAACAACAGGAGGACAATCTTTATTAGAAAAAGATATATGTGATTATATAAGAAAACTAGATCCAAAAATTAAAGAACAAAATAGAGATATCATATCGCCATTAGAATTAGATATAGTTTCAGAAAAACACAAAATAGCAATAGAAATAGATGGATTATATTGGCACTCCGAAATAACAGGAAGAAAAACAAAATTTTATCATTCTTTAAAAAGAAAAAATACTAATAATTGTGGATATAAACTAATACAAATATTTGAAGACGAGTGGATAGAAAAACAAAAAATTGTAGAATCTAGAATTAAAAATTTATTCGGTAGAAACCGATATAAAATATATGCAAGGAAATGCATTGTTAAAGAAATATCATCAGAAATTAAATCTAAATTTTTAAAAAAGTACCATATACAAGGAAATGATAAATCCAATTTACACTTAGGATTATTCTATAAAAATAGACTAGTATCTGTTATGACATTTAATCCGTATAGACTTGCACTAGGAAACAAACCAAAAGAAAATTGTTACGAATTAACTAGATTTTGTTCAAACTTTAACTTTTCTGTCATTGGTGGTGCATCAAAAATATTAAAACACTTTGAAACTAAATACAATCCAAAAGAAATTATCTCTTACGCAGATAAAAGATGGTCTGATGGAAATCTTTATAAAGTATTAGGGTTTAGTTTAGTAGGAGAAACTCAACCAAATTATTGGTATATCATAAAAAACCAAAGAAAACATAGGTTCGCTTACAGAAAAACAGAATTACCAAAGTTGTTAAAGACATATGATGGAAACCTAACAGAATGGCAAAATATGCAATTAAATGGATATGATAGAATATGGGATTGTGGAAGTCTTAAATTCGAAAAGACATATTTGTAAAAATAAAAAACCCGTTGATATTTCTATCAACGGGTTTTTTGAGGATTCTATCAACTTAGAGATAGAG